TAATCCTCCCACACCAAATCTCTATTCTCCAAGTATGCTTGAGCAGCTTCATGAAAATCTGTGCCACGGGCAGTTGCCTTCTTTGTAATACGATTTGCTTCCTCTAAACCAACACGCTTACGCCAATCAATAAAGATCTGTCGGTTATAAAAGGAAGTTACTGAAGTAATAGATGGCACCCACTGTCCATCAGGTAGTTCATACAACCTACATCCAGGAGTGTCTTTGTTTTTTAATTCAAGTTCACCTAGGTAATTACAATGCTCAAACTTCATAAATTCAATTCCATTTTAGCAAGAATATATTCCTTCACAAGTCCGGAACGAACGATATCTTCTACACCAAACTCCACGACTTCCATCGATTCCATCAGACGTAAGATCTGCATAAAATCAATGATGCCATTCTTCTCATTAGTCTTTACTAAATCTGATTGAGTAGCGTCTCCACAGAACATAATCTTAGAACT